AAAGTTTCTTTGTGTAGATGGCAATTTTCTGCCTGAATCATATGACATGCCTGTTAGTTCAAAAGAGATTCTTGGAACAACAGTAGCAATTGATTTGGTTAAATTTGGGTCAGAAGTAATACGAGTGATGTATTTCTCTTTTGACCCGTAAGATAAAGGCACTTTAAATTTTTCTTTGGCTGTCAAACCATCTTTAGTATATCTAACAACATAAATGTCATTAAAAAGTGTGCCAAAAGCCACTACGATTTTTCGTATGGTTCTATTATAAAAGTGTGCATTACCTAACATTATGGTTCACCAAATGGATTAATCTCTGTGAAGTCAATGATGCCGTCAGCTTCAGTTTCAATTCTTGTTGCATCGTTGATATCTTCAAATGCGGTATTATCAAATGCGGTATCCGATTGGAATGTAGATGTGTTTGTTCTCCAAACTGCACCTGATGTAACACCGATTGTATTTGTATTTCCTGCAAATGTTCCTTGAACACGAATAATGTCCAATTTTTTGTTACCAGAAGTCCATGTATGAACAATGGCTTGAGCATTAGCGTTTGCTAAATCTGTACCTTGATATACAATCTCATCTGCAAGATATGTTCCTGAGCCTGTGTTTAGTGTAAGTTGAGTTCTCTTATAGTAGTCACGAACATTTGAATCAACTTCATCTACACCAGTTGAAATGACTTCTTCAGAGAATACATATTGTTTCAACTTCAACGCATAAACATAAACATTACCGCCACGACCACGACCTAATGTGTAATACATTGCTTGGTCATTCTCATGTTCAACAAATGTTATCTCAAAGAAATTTTTCATCAAAGGTAAATAAATTAAATCACCTTCTCTAGGTCTTATCAAATTTGATGCACCTGTTGCATATTTGAATCTACGGCGAGAGACCAATAGTTGAATTTCATCACGAATTTCTAAACCAAATTTAGAAATAAAATCTTGCTCGCCATCCATACCTGTAATATTTTCCAGGTACATTTCGATTGGATAAGCAACTGTATATTGTTTTAGTGTATCTTCACCATACAAATAATCTACTTCATCACGACTTGTTCTTGGAAGATAAAAGACATCCATGCCATAGATGCCCATGGCTTCGATGACCAGGTCTTCCACCAGTAATTGCTCACTGGTGATTTGGTCAAGTGGAAAATTATTGAAGTAAAAATTTGTAGGCATGCATCATTAACCCATAAACATATCACTAGGAAGAACATTGAATGATTGCATTTCTTCTTCAATCTTATTGAGTTCTTCGAGGGCTTCTTGCATGATTCGTGGTCCGTCTAGCGTTACACCACCAGGCATTTGAATGCCTGCAAACTTAGATAAGTTTGTTCCCCATTGATACTTAATTTTAGCTGTTGCGTATTGTTTTAAGAATCTATCATTCCAAACATCTGATACACCAGTCTTTGACATAGTGTTAGCGCTTACATTCGCAGACAATGTTGAAGCTGCAATAACAATTTCTGTTGGAGAATTAATCTTGCGAACCTGAACCGATTGTCCATCTGCTAATGTAATAAAATCATTTTCAACAAGTTCTTGGTCAAACACGGTTGAAGAACCTGTAAGTGTATTCGAACTTGTGTTACCTGTTACTGTTCCTGTTAAAGTAATGGTTTCAGGTTCCAATCTACGATAACATTCAACAATTACATACTTACCAACTTGAGCATCAGCAGACCAGTCAATATCAAGGAACAATTTGTTTTGGTGTCTGTTAAATCTAAACTGTGGTGTGCCAGAGAACAATAGGTTCAATGTGCGGATGTGTTGCATTGTAATTTCATATGACACATAACTTACAGAAGTAAAGTCATATAAATCATGCAAACGCAACTGATAACGCAAGTCAAACATATTGATAGATGAATTTGAATCATCAAAAGGCAAAACGCCAGTAACAGAAATAACGGCATCTGGACAATAAATCCATCTGCGGTCAATATCTGCCTGTGTAAATTGATGCTTCATGTAAATCTTTTCTGTGCCATCATAATGATAGTCTGACCAGAAAGATAAAGCGTCATCGATACGGTCTTCAATTTGGTCATCATCCACATTAATTTGGATAACTGGATGACCAAGTCTTCTTAAACAGTAGTCTTTAAATTGTGCTCTAGTAGTAGGTTTTGCCATGGTGAATTATTTATCCTAGTGCAATTGAGAGGGCCAATGCATCACCAATTGAGGCGGCCGTGAAAGATTCGGTTGTAATTGTGGTTATTCTTCCGTTAGCTGCAACCGTAATACTTGGAATAGAAGATGCATTACCATATGTTCCAGCACTAACCAAAACATTCGTATAATCGGATGTGTTGGCTGTATTTGCGGTATTAAATGCAGCTTGTGCTAAAACATTAGCTGCATTAGCTTTGTCATAAGCAGAAGCTAATGTTGGGGTTAAATTGATTCCGCCAGCTACAATTCCACCAACAACAGTAATTGTGTCGGTTGTTTTGTTGTAGGTTAAACCGGAATCCGAACCAAAAGAACCTGCATCATTAAACTGAATTTCAGTTGTAAGACCGGCAGGCTGAGTGGTACGAATCGACCCTAGAGTGTTCGATGAGGTTTTGTAGTATAAAATACCATCGGCATAGTTAATCGATAACTCGCCGTTGGCTATAACACCTAACGAAGGAGTATTACTTGCAATACCGGATGAGCGGATTGCAATTGTTGTATTTGCCATTGTTAGAAGGTTCCGCCGGTTGACATGTTAGTTAATTTAACATCATCAATCTCATCACCCTCGGTTTGGCTAATCTCCTCTGTCTTTTCCTGCTCTTGTGTAATACCTAATTTTTTCTTTGCGGTTTTTGGTAGCATATCTTCCAACTTTGCAATATAATCTGTTTGTTCTTTGAGTTTATTTTGCAAACTTACCGTAATCTGTTTAAGAGACTCATTCTCTTTCATTTGATTGTTTACAGCGGTTTGCAGTCTAAACCTATCCGCATCAGTTTTGCCAGATTCTTCAATGAATGAAATTTTGTTGTTTAGCTCAGTTGCAAGAGTTCGATTATCCTCTTTTAGGTAATCCATCTGTTCTTTCATTTCTGCCATCAATTCGACCTGTTTCTCAAGGTCAGGAATTCGCTGCACCTGTTCTGTTAGGGCAGCGAGTTGGGCCTGAAATAAAATATTTTGTTTTACAACTGCTACAAAATTATCTAGCGCTACTTCATTATACTTGTTTAAAAACTTTACATCCATCATAATGTATCCTTTTCATAATTAAAATTAGAAACTACCACCATTTAGGTGAGCAAAGGTAGGCACTCCAGATGAGTTAATTTGTAACACATGTCCTTCGGTAGAAGAAGTCAAAGCAGTCAATGCACCAGTACCAGAAGAACTATCAGAAACGATAACACCTTTTACTGAGAATGATGAAGCGCCTGTACCACCTCTTACAACACCTAATGTACCAGAAGTAACTTGTGTCGTATCAATTGCGATTGCAGTATTTGTAATTGCACTTACACGACCATATGGGTCTGTTGTAATTACTGGAACATGTGATGCATTAGCATATGTTCCTGATGTGCCTGTGTTGGCCAATCCAGTAATTTTTGTGCCATCATATTGTAAAATTCCGCCGGTGATATAAGAACCACCATCGTTATTTGTACCACCTCGATTGATTGCAACATTACCAGAAGTAATCTGTGAAGCTGCAATAGAAATTGCAGTATTAGTGATACCTGAAACACGACCATAGTCATCTGTTGTGATAACTTGTGTTCTGTCAGCAGCACCGTATGTGCCAGCAGTACCTGTGTTAGCAATACCTGCAAGACTTGTGCCGTTGAAGAATACTAGGTTGCCAGTTGGAAATGATGATGCGTTTGTACCACCATCAGCGATTGCGATATCAGAAGTAAGACCCGAAACTGTACCACCTGTTAAGTTTGCAACCAAAGTAGCAGTAGAGAATGAAGTTGTATCTACTGTATTAGCTGCTGATGGTTTTGTTGTACCGCCAGTTAAAAGTTTAAATTTACCTGAATCAGATGCATCACGGAAGAATGTGGTATATTTTGTAGAACCATCATTGTATTGACCGAAGAAACCAATATCAAGAGCATCAGCTGCGTTATTAGCCGCAAACTGAATTAGAGAATCTTCAACAATAAGTGTTTCAACATCTTGTGTAACTGTATTACCAGAAACAACCAAGTTTCCTGTAACAGCAAGGTTACCATCGATAGATTGTGAACCAGAGGTGCGAACAACTGTACCGTCAACTGCAAAAGATGCTTTGTCGTTGGTAACTGTTGATGTGATACCATCACCACCCTCAAAGGTTAGTGTGCCAGTTAAAATATTAACTGTGTCTGTACCAGAATCACCAGCAATTGCCAAATATGTTTGAACATCCACATTAGCTGCGGAAGTAATACGACCATCAACATCAACTGCAAAGGTAGGAATCTTTGTTGTTCCACCGTATGTGCCGTTGGTAACACCGGTATTTGTTAGTTCAAGTGTGAAGTCAGCGTTTGCTGTTCCGTTAAATGATACTGCCTGAGCATCAACATCACCTGTGAAGTTAAACCATCTTGGTGTTTGTAGTTGTGTTGCGGTATTTGCATTACCATATAGGTTTGCAGTAACAGTAGTTGCAGAGAAATTGCCACTCGAATCTCTCTTAACTATTGTGCTATAGGTGTTTGCAGCCGTAGCAGCATCAATAATATCAGTATAATATTTACCGCCAACGACAACGGGGTTTTGGTTGGCATCACCTATGAAAAGTTTTCCAGAACTATTTGAATATGCTGGTTCAGCAACATTCAATGTAACTGGCGTTGCGGTAACTTCAGACCACTTTAACTGAATTACAGTATTAGCCATTTAATGTTTCCTTTGTTATTAAAATTGTCCACCATTGATGCTGGTGATATTATTTGAATCTAAATTTGATGGTTCTGAAACAACAAACTTACTGTTAGCTGCATCGAAAATTAACATTTCGCCATCATCAGCACCTGAAGTGTCCACATTGGTCAAACTTCCCAATGAGATTGATGTTGTTGGTGCAATCGTTACACTTGAAACGACAGTCTTTGTAGGTTTAACTGTAACAATTAAAGCATTATCTGCCATTTATTACCTCGTAACGGAAGGCATGATAGTTATGATACCTTCAATAACTCTTGTTTTTACTCCAGCTCCACTGGTCAAGAGAACATCATAAACATATCTGCCGGGAGTTAAGTTAGCGGTTGTAGCTGCAGGCATAGTCATAGTAACTTCACCTACTGATTGGTCAGTAATTGAAATTGTGAAATCGGTTGCGCTAGTTGAATAGTATGACTTACGAAGTTGGGAAGCAACACTATAACCTGACAGGTTTAATGTCGCATTGGTGGAATCTTTCAAGTTAATAACTGTTGAAAAATTAGCACCTTGTTCAATTGTCAGCTCTACGAATCCTGCCATTATGCCCTCGTTTTGTTTATTCTCTATTTAGTCAAATCAGAAACTAGTGGTAATAAAAAACCCCGCCTTAGCGGGGTCTTTTCTGTAAAATTATAATTTATACAGGTTTAGGATACTTAGTTTTAACCGCAAGACAAGCATCAATATAATTTTGAACTTGTTGTGTATCACCTTTTACTATGCCATCCAAATAATCTTCAATTGGCGGATATTCTTTTTTTCGAAGATTTA